AGCGTCATAAGCTGTCGGAAGTGCCGCGCTTATGCTGTATGTGGTATCCGATACGCCAGCCGGAGCCGTGTGAGCCGCACTCAGCACAAGACCGGCGCGTTGCATGTAGCCAAACAGACGGGCATGCAGCGTTTCCGCCACCGCCCTGAGTACAGGCTTCAGTTTGAAACTTTTCATAGTTATTTCCTTTCTTGGTGACGAAAAAAAGGCCGCTCAAGGCGGCCCGCTGGTGGTGCTCTGTGTGCTACTTCTTTACGGCGCAATCCAGTAGCATTGATTCGGCGCTGATTCGATTACCCGCAACTTGGCGCGCTTGATTGCCTTCGCCACTCCGGGCGTCGTTATTTCATGCCAATCATCGAACACGATCAGCCCGCCAGAGACCATGCGCGGGCGCAGCCATTCAATTGCATCGGCGGTGCTTTGCTCGTAATCCATATCCAGATGGACGAAACAGAATCTATCATCAATACCGGCAGCGGATTGCGGGAATACGCCGCGAATCAGTTTGCAGTTTCCGGGCAGTAATTTCTCTACCGTGGAAAACGAAACATCGGCCAATGCTCCCGGCATGGGGTTGTCGCCCTCTTTCCACAATTCGGCTGGCATGCCCGCCCAGGTGTCGAAGCCGTAGCAGGTTTTCTCCTGGCATGACTCGGCCAGGGCTTTCAGCGTCCCACCTTTATAGACTCCAAGCTCGGCAACGCAGCCGTCTAGGTGCCTGACTCCAGCGAGCAGCGACAACAGGCTGTCGAGCCTCGCCCCTTTGACCAGCGAGATAAGCTTTACTTCCGGCGCAACAGCATGTAGGCGCGCATCCTCCAGCGTCTTTATTTGCTCGACAATTACGCCTTTGGCTCTGAGCTTCGCGGTTAGTTGCTCGATTCCTTTGGTTAGATACAGCCCTTGCAACTTATACATTTCATCGTAAGCTTCGGTATCCAGCCCTAGCAGCAGAATCTTCGCTGCGCCGCCTTGCTCGGCAATGTGAATTGCCGACATATAGTTCTGCCGAAGCTCTATTACGTGCGTCGGGTCAACGATAGTCACCATTTCCCAGCGGTGCCAGAACGAGCCGACTTCCGGGGGTAATTCATCGGTCTCGCCTGCGGTAATCAGTTTGCCCTTGAAGTTTTCCAGCGCCCACGGCCAGAAGCCCGGCGAGGGCGGCATATCGCCAGGCCAGCGGCCAAGATTCGGCGGCGCATCAATCGCAATCCCGATGTCGGCGTCCAGCGCCCAGCGACAGCCCAGGCGGGCGCACACGCGGGGAAGATGGCGCACAGAGTCAGCAAGTTCCTGCGTCATGCTCGGGCCGTCACCGATTATTGCAACGGTTTGGCCTTGGAAAATGCCGTCCGGTGTCCATCTTGTAGTCATGTTAGGTTCCTATCCACTTGACCGAAAAGTCATAAGATGCAGAATACAAGGCGGTAGCATCGTCAAATAAATCAGGGCCACCGCCAAGCGGCGTTATCGAGTCCACGCTGATCGAATTCACCGTGCCACGCTGATTAGGGCAGGCCGCTAGGATGAGCCGCATCATCGCCTTGACGCCTGGGTATCCTGTTCCTGCCGGACTCCCCTGCGGCCCCTTGAACAACGCGGAAACCTGAACGCGATCGGTATGCACCTTGTTCGCCTGATTGATGCGGATTAGGTTGTACGGGATGCTGGAAATTTGCATAACTGAAATCGCAGGCAATACCGTATTTAATGGCAAGTCGCCGCTTACAATCCGCGTCGCAGGAATCACGGCCAAGACGGGCGAGTTTGTCTTGAGCAGATACCAGACCACCGATACGCCAGACATCTACGGCCCCTCCGATATTTCAATGTCGGCAACGTCCAGCCCGCCGCGTTCAAGCCGGTCCTTCATGTAATTGCCAGCCGCTACAGTCGCCGCGCCGCCGCTGTGATCAAGCGCCGCTCGCATTGATCCGCGCCCCTTGAAACCGGGGTGACTCACGGACTTGGCGAAGATTCCGAGGAAGGACAGCAAACCGCCCGCCTTAGAAACGATTTGGTGAGGCGCTACCCCGTACTCGATCCACTTCATTATGTAGCCGTGTTTGCCGCCAGCCACTACTGATGCTGTGACCTTCCCGCCTCGCGCGCTTGTCTTTACCTTCAAGCCAGCGATAAGCTCTCCGGTCTGAACCGCGCCCGCCGCCATTAGATTCGCCTGCGTCTCTGGCAGCAGTTCCTTTACAGCTCCCGCTCTTAGCCCGCCACGAACGCACGATTTTTCAAACTTAACCGGGAAGGATTGCAAGAAGGCGTCGAGCTCCTTTAGGCCCTTTATGTGACGCTCATCAGCCACGATTGCCGCCCCTTACCCGCGCGAACATCCGCCCGAACCATCCCGGCTCAGGCCGCAATACAGCAACGTCCTGCCCGCCGTCTAGGATCAGGCTTTCATGGGCCGGAAATACCTCGTTCAGCATATCGACTACGCGAGCGCGCTGCGCATCGCCTAACCGCGATTGACAGCGAAACAGCAGCGCGTCGCCGGGGCGAAGGCTTACCACGCTTGCCGACTCGAAAACGGAGAGCGGGGATTCTTGGTTCACGATGAAATCGCCTCTACCCACATTTCTATGCCTTCCTTGTCGCCAATGACAGCGGGGCCAGCAACGATCTGATAGACCGTGGAAGTCGGGCGCATGATTACCAAGCGCATCGAAGAATCTATGTCCGTTGCGTAGTTCGCCCGCACGCGAGCGCGACGGGTCGCAACGGCTAGCCCTTGCTTGACGGCCTCAGACTTCGACGGCAGTTCGTCTTGGATGCCTACCCACATCACGCGCAAGAGGGTCCATGTGATTAACTCGGTTCCGTAATCTGGGTCGGCAGTTACAACTTTGTATTCGACGCGGGCGCGAACGTCGAGCGGTCCAATGTTCACAGTTTCCTCGGTGGCGGTGGCGGGGTAATCCTGCCTATTGTTGGGCGCGGCCCTTTCGGCGGCGGATTGTGGTTTTGCTTCGGCCCCATGCCAACGCCACCAAACAAGCACAGCGCCCCAAGGATCATTATCCATAGCGCGCAATCAGCGAGGAAACTCACGCGAACAGCCTCCCAACTACCCTTTCGCTGTCTAGCAAGCCGTCCACGTAGCAGGGCGGCAGTTCGATCATTCCGCTAGGCCCGGCGACAAGTGCGCTCCGGTTGTCCCATCCGGCTTTGATCCGCATGAGCATCCACATTTTTACACGTTGCGGCACGGCAGCAGCAGCGCCATATCCGGCAACAAACCGGATGGTTACGGCATTGTTCTGCACCCTCGTATCGGGCCAGGATTCATCGTAGGCGAGACTTATGCGCGCCGGCTTGCTCTTGGCATCAACCGAATAGACGGACGCCGCCAGCGTCTGCGTTGCCCCATCCTCATCGACGTAGGTAATGCTTGTCACCGATGACAGCGGCGGCAAAATGAATTCGTAAGGCGTTTCTTTTGGGAATTCGTCAAAGTAGAAGTCCCACGTTTGCGTAATCAGGTAACGATGCAATTCCTGCTCTGCCGCATCTCGCGCCGACGCGATCAGGACGTTTAGAAGCGGGTCCGTTGTCGTATTCGTGGTCGGTGCCTGCGCTCCCAATGCTGAATCCGCAATATTGTCGGTATAAGTCGCCGTGCCATTCGCCAGAGCCACCAAAAATAGGTATGTCGCACCATTCGCCGCAGTCCGGTAAATGTCTAGATACGTCATCAGCGAGCCGCCGACAGGCAGCGCGGTAAGGCTCACCTTGCCATTTACCGTCTTGTCGGCAACCGTAACCGCCGCTGAAATCGTCCCGGCCTGCGTGTGGCCGTCTGCGTTTCGGAACACGCCGACATAGCGATGCGCGCCGTTATCCACATTGCCAGCAATCGGCGTACCAGCTAGCGCGGCGGTGATGATTCCGGGCGCGGGTTCGGTATTGCTGGCGTCGATACGGCAATGCGCCATAACCTCGGCAACGGTTAATGGTTCCGTCGCGGCGGCTGCAAATACCTCTATGGCGTGCGGATACGATGCCATGCTTTAGCTCAAGGTCGCGTCTATATCCAGACTAGCGCCAGTCCCTGCAATGGACGCCACCACAAGCGCCATGCCCGCATTGCCCCGCGTTTCGATGCGAAGCCGTTGTTTGAGCGGGTTTAGGACGCCAGTAGCGCCGCCAAAGGTCAGCGCGGTAACAGTGCCAGCCGAATAAGTGTCGGTGCGGGCGTTGTAATAGAACGGAATCACCGTAGCGGCAGGAACAACCGCATCCCCGCTGCGCGTCATGCTCAGATCGAAATCGACGTACTGATACCCAGAGCAGTTCACCGGAGACGCGGGAATGTTGAATGCGGTATTAACCACATTGCTAGCAGCGTTCGCCGCGATCCCGGTCCCGACTTCCCCGATGTCAACAGCTCCAGCCGTACCGCCTGCCCCGGTCGTGCCAACGGCGGTTATCTTGATGCCGCTCGCACGCTGCGCTTCGGTGATCCGGCCTACCCATTTCGCCGCTACGCCATCCGTTGAGCAGTAGATGTCGTAATACGTCGCTCCGGTCACGGCAGCGAACGCGGCGCGGACGGTCAAATTCGTGGTCTCAGTCGTGACCGTGGTATTTCCAGCGGTCGGCGTCGTTCGTCCGTAGGCATTCCCGGCAATGACGTACACGGTATGAACGCCAGCATCGCAGGAGCCAGTCGCCTGTTTGGTGCAAGTCACCGTTCCAGGAGCCGCTAACAGGTCGGCAGCAACCACGGCGGAACGATAGACAGCCGCAACGGTAGCGGAAAGACTCGCTTTTACAGGAATCCCGGCGCTCATTTCGATTCCCCTTTACGCGGACGGCCGCGCTTTTTCATGTAATTCATTATTCCAGTCGGCTCCGGGTCTCCCTCCCCTCTATCCCCGTTGAGAACATCTTGCTCAAGCTCTTCTGTCGCCTCTTCTACCAACTCGGCAACCTTGTTCCCAAGCTGGTCCTTGGCTTGCAACAGAATCTGGCGCATGGCTCCCGGAGGGCTGATGATTGCGCCGACCGGGTATCCGCGCCATGATCGCGTAATGCGAACACGAATCTTTGCTGCGATCTTGCCGGTGTCAATTTTGCTCATCGTCGCGCTCCTTGCGGCATACCGCCCGCGTCATAGTCATACGGCATTTGGTAAATCGGTTTCAAATCTCGGCCGGGCCAGGTAATCATTTCCTGCAAGTGCCCGACCGCTATACGTGGCGCAAGGAACAGCGTGCGGCCTGTCGCAATCCAGTGGTGCCAAAAATCAATGTCGGCGTCTTTCTTTCCATCGCCCCATCGGCCATCCGGCCCAGGCGTTGCGGTCATCCAAGGGCGCTCGAATGTGCGCAGCTTTTCTGCGCGTAGAATCGTCAGCCCGAAATGCCCATGCGATACCGGCATGAGATTCCTGCTAAGATTTGGCGTAGCAATCGAAGTCAGCGGCTTTCCGTCTTTTCCGCGAATCCCGAAAATTGCGTACTCAGTGCCGCGCCTACTCTCAAGCGGAAAAATGGCGTCCGCATCCGCGCAGGCTTCCATCAGCCGGTAAAGTTCAAGCACATCTTCGTAGCTGAAAACCGTGTCGTAATCGCAGGTAATAACGTAACGGACATTCGGGTCCGCGATCTGCAACTCGATAACCTCGCTCATTACTTGATGCCAGTACGCGCCGCCCGCGATCTGGTATTTCACATGGGCCTTGCCAAACGCCATAGAAGCGCATCGGAAATGCGCTACCGGACCAAACCTCGGGGCCGATAAAACGGCTACCGTATCCGCGCAAACCGTAGCTTTTCCGCTCGGCTTGTAGCCGCCGATATTCAGGCTCACCGGCAACGATGCGCAATCCTGAATCTCAGAAGTCCAGCGATGCAGCCGTTCAAGCCCTGCGTCGATCATCAGTTCTGTCAGCAGTTCAGCGTCGAAACCGCAGCCGTGCATATCGCGTTCATCAAGGTGAGCGCCGAATACATAGCCTTGAATGTTGAACGCTTTGCCGTCCAGATAGTCCTTGGCGATTTTCTCGAAATCTGGCACGGCGATTTTCAGCAATCCACCGGGTGCTAGCTTCGATACCCAATGTTTCAGAACCGCCGATACAGCGGTATGCGACCAATGCTCTAAGACATGCGATGCGCGGATTTCCTGCATCGAAGCATCGGGGCATCCAAGCGGGTATAGGGAATCTCCGTTCTTTCCGTCCATGTTCAAAAATCCATGAATCGGCTTGTCACCAGCCCCGAGATTCAGTCGAAGCGGACTGCCGTCCTCATCATACTGATTGGCCTTTGCGCGTTCTCGTTTAACTAAATTCCGTTCATCTTCCGGTGTAAACATTTGCGTTCCTCTCGCCAGGTTAAGAAATGCCGGTTACGTTTATCCGGCGTCACGCGGGCGAGCGCGCAACCGTGTTCCTTACTTAGCCGTCAACCACGCCAGCCATTTGCGCGCGGGCAATGGTCGAATCACCGGCCCGGCCTAGCGTCACGACTACGGTCTGAAGGGCGGCAGTACCGCCATGCGTCACCAGCACGTTCAGGTAACGCTTGCGCGCCCGCAGATCGACGTTCAGGCGGGTTACGCCGGGGGTCGTTTGCGTGGCCGGGATCGTGAACCCGTCCGTCGCGTCACCGACAAACTTGGTGATGTCGGTAAAGGCGGTAGTCGTTTCACCTTCCTGGAGCGTCAGCACAGCCGGATTCGTGGCGCTGGCGGCTTGGCTGTCGAGGATGTGATCGACTGCGGCTTCGTCATACCCGAGGGTATCGACCCAGCCCGACGCGGTGCCTGCGGCGGAAAGGGACTGCGGAGTAATTGCGACTTTCGTCGCGGTGTTTTGGAGGTGCATCATGGCAAAAATTCCTTTCAAAAAGTTTGGGAAGGCCGGATTTAACCGGCCCGGATTCGGTTCAGATCAAAATCAAGTCGTGCCGACCAGGACGGCGAACGGACTCTTGACCGTAGTGCTGCCGAGGTCGTGGACGTTGATGTCGAAACGCTCCGTTCCCTTGATGCCGATTTGATCCTCTTCCCAATACTGCTCATTGGAAAGCGCGATACGGATGCCGCGACGGTCGCCCATCGTTGCCGCCATGCGCAGATTTCCGAACCCGCAGACGACTTTTGCGTTGTAATCCGTCGCCGGATCGTCAGCCATGACCGGGGTCACGTAGATCGGATAGCCCAGGAAGCGCGGCGTGTCTGATTCCGAAAGCATGTCACGGGTCGTTCCGCCGCCTGCGATCTTGATCGCATTGAAGATCAGTTCCTGCCCGGACGGGCTGCAATACCACGCTGCGCCAGCCTTGGCGTATTGCGGAATCGCGCTCATCAGGTTCAGCAGATCGTTGGCGTCGATTTCACCCAGCAGGTTATGCGGGGTGATAGCCGCGACCTTCGCCTTCGTGTGCGCGGCGTCGATTGCCTTGACCAGAACGCCGACAATGCCGCCATCGGTTGCAAGGCCGGTGCCGGTGAAGCCTACGGTGTCCTCTTTCAACGCGAAGGCGTAGGCGATTTCCTGCGCCATCTGGTCAGCGAGGTCGATAATCGCATCTTCCGCGACTTCCGAACTCATCCTTGTGAGTACCATGAGCTTCTTTGCCACCAGCGCGACGTTATCCCAGCCTGCGTCAGATTCCGTACCAGCGGTGTTCTCGCCAACGAAATAGGCCGTCAGCCCGCCAGTGCGGCGCGGGATATTGCGGGTATCCGAACCCATTGGCGTAACGCGGCAGACGCGGCGGAAAAGGCCGTATTCTTCGCGCAAGTCGATAATGGCGCGCTCCAGTTCATCGGGCACCAAAGCGCCACCGGAGGTGTTCACGCCACCGGACAGAGCCGAGCGCACGCCGATACCGTTTTTGCGGCAGTATTCCGTCGCGTTGACGTTTCCGTACAGTGTCGCGGCGAGCCACATACCAGCACGATAAGCGGCCATCTGGCCTTTGGATGACTTGTCGAAAGCAACCAGCTTCCCGTAGGAGCGCGGGACTTCGATGCGCGGGCCTGCGTCCGTGTTGCGGATCGTGGCCTGAACTTCGGTATCATCCAGAGCGGCAGAGGGCTGCTCGCGGACGGTCGGTTTCGGATCGCCAAAGGTCGGCTTGGCAACGGCCTCCAGTTTCATGCGCTGCTCGATATCCTTGTTCATTTCGGCAACGCGGGCCGTGGCGGCGTCGAATTTCGCTTGTTCTTCCGGCGTCATGCTGCGCTCGCCTTGGTCCGCTGCGTCGAGGATTCCCTCGGCTTCGGCAAGAATCGCCGCGCGGTCTTGCTTGAGTTCGGTTACGGTTTTCATACTGTTTCCTTAAAAATTGGCGAAAAAAAACCCGCTCAAGGCGGGCTGCGGTGACAGGTTCCCCAGGCTTCGGCCTGGCGCATCGCCCTGCTTTGGCGGGCGCGCGGATTGACGCCTGTCAGCGTCTAGGTTTTCAGCAGTTTCAGTTGTTCGCGGCGTTTGCTCATGTCTGCCGCAAGAGATTCCTTCGCCTTCGCAAGCGCGGCAGGCACCGGAAAGCCGTATTGCTTGAAATCGAATTGCGCCAGAGCCGCCGCGCGGACTGGCTCATCAACTTCATCGGCCAGCCCGTATTTAACGGAATCCTCTGCACTCAGCCACGTTTCAGCGTCCAGCATTGCCAGCAAATCCGGCCGGGTCAGTTTGTCACCTGCCTTGCGCAGATACGATGTCGCCGCGCTGTCGCGCATTTGCTCCAGATCGTCGGCGGCTTTGCGCATTACGGCGGCGTCACCGGCTACCCACATCCAAGGGTTATGAATGAACAGCATCGCGTTGGCGGGCATTTCGATGCGGTCGCCAGCCATCGCAATCATGGATGCCGCAGACGCTGCTACGCCGTCGATTCGGACAACTACCTTAGCCTTGCTTGTGCGCAGGTAATTGTGGATTGCAAAGCCCTCGAACATATTTCCGCCCGGCGAGTTGATGCGGACAACAAGCTCATCACCTGCCTCCAGTTTCAGCGCCTGCAATTGCTTGATCAGGTCAGCAGCAGCGACACCGCCACCGAAAAACCCAGCGCCGATTTCGTCATAGATCAAAACTTCTGCGCTCTTTCCCGCCTTCGCATTCACGCGAAACCATTGGCGCGTCCCGGCTTCCGGCTGGCCTTTAAGTAGTTTGGGCATTGCATTCTCCTAGCGCGAGACGTTCAAGCAATTCGACTTTGCGCAGTTTCAGTTCATCCTGCGAAATTCCGCGATCATCGGCCAACAGGTTCAACTGCATGGCCTGTGCGCAGTAGCGGTCTGCGATTTCCTGCGCGACGCACATCCATTCCGCGACTTTCTCACCGACCTGAACGTAAGCGGCTGTTCCAGCCGATTCGAGCATCCGCGACTCGAAACGTACAACGCGCTCGGCAGCGGCATGAGCAAGGCGCGCGGCGGGCGTGGGTTCTGGCGCGGTCGGGTCGGCTGTGGCTGTCGGAGCGGGTAGCGCGGGCTTGTCCTGCCCCGCCTTTTCCGCTGGCGTCATGTTCAGGGGAACGAGGTACATATCCCCGAGTTTGCCCGGTAATGGGTTGCGATCTTCAAGTTCGCAGATGTCATTCGCGTTCATCCAGCCCCAATTACGCGCGATTGCATACGCGGCATAACGCGATGCCAAATCACCGCGCAGCAAACCCTCCACCACATGCTTCGTGTAGAAAATGCTCTGCTTGCGGAATAGCTTGCGGTTGTACTCTTGCTCAAATCGAACAAGCCAAGGCCGGATGGTATCGACTACCCACTCGATATTCTGGTGTTCGATGTTGCTGAACGTGGCGTGCGTCATTTCGCGCAACTTGTGCGGCGGCATGTTGAGCCAGCGCGCCCATTCCTCTACGGTGAAGCGCCGCGCCTCAATCAACTGCGCTTCCTCATGCGTCGGATTCATCGGCTTGAACTTCATGCCGTTTTCGAGGATGGCGATGCGGTGCGCGTTCGTCAGCCCGGACAATTTCTGCGCAATCTCGGATTTCAGGCGATTGAACTGCGGATCGTTCAAAACCTTGTCAGTCTCAATCACGCCGGAAATATTCCCGCCGTTGCGGAAAAACTTACCGGCATATTGGTCCTGCGCCGCGTTCAGGCCAATCGACTCGCGCGCCAGTTGGATCAAGCCATAGCCTACGATTCCATCAAAGCCAAGGCCAGGGACATGCAAAACATCCTCGGGCTTGAGATACCGGACCTCCCCGTCCCAAGGTCTTACTTCGTACCAGAGTTGGCCGGTATCGTCGCGCTTCGGCGTCGTGATGTTCGGCGGCAAAAGCCATAACTGATACGGGTTTCCGCGAGCGTCCCAAAGAATCTCAGCGTATCCGTTCCCCCGGCCTATGGCGTGCGCGACCATCGTCTGCCGCATGGACATGGCCGTCATTTCTGGATTCGGCTCGGTATGCAGCAGGTAGTGTGCCGGGTGCTGCTCCCAAACATCCCGCTTGCGGCCGTCCGTCTTGTAGACGTTCAGCGGCAAAGATGCGACAGTACCGGCAATCATGTTCAGGCCGCAGTAATAGGCAGATAGGCCCATCGCCACGGCGTCTGATACCTTAACCCCGGAGGATGACTCACGCTGCCCGAATAGCGCCTCCAGAAACCAAGTCGCGGGCGAGCGCAGCGTAGAAGTCTCTGCGCGCGGGGCGAAGCGGCTTAGGAAGCGTTGGACTGCGTTCATGCGTTCACTACCCTAAGCTCTCCCGTATAGACGTTCATCGCCTCCGGGTTCAGTGCCATCAGCGCGACGGATGAGAAAAGCGCCATCAATGGATCAATCTTCGCCCATCCGCTAGCCTGTTTCGTGATGAGCATTGCGTTTCCTTTTGGTTCAATTCGAGCGTTCGATACGCACCAGGCCATCATCTTGCTGCCATCGTGAGTCAAAGCGCCTTCGGCCAGTTTACGTTCAGCGGTCTTGATCGCGCCTGACAGCTTCCAGCCCTGCGAAATACCGATAATCTTTTCTTGCGGTACACAAGCGGCGACAAGCGCATCCAAGACGCCGCCAATACCGGCAGGGTCAACGCCTACCTTGTCCAGCAGCCCGGCCTGTTCGATGCTCGCCACCATGTCAGCAAGCTCGGTCACGTCATCACCGATCTGCGCGACTAGCGTTAGATCGCCGTCTTTGTCGAAGTCCTTGAACCGCGCGGCCTCGGATTTCCGGCGTTCCAAGACGGACGGATGCGCCCAGGCATGGGACCAGGACAGCCATTCCTTTTCTGGCGTGCGGCCGGTCACATTCAACCCGAGCCAATCATCCAATCCGCCGCCGTCAACGCCTACATCAACGACTTCGCAGCGGGCTAGAATCGCCTCTAACGTGATTCCCTTGCGGCCTTGGGCTTCCCAGAATGGCGCGCCCGCCCAATTATCTGAGCGGAGAGCCATACCTATCTCGACGTTAAGATGTTTGGCAAGGAAGCCGATCATGCTTTCCTCGCCGTCATGCTCGGCCATATCGAACTTGCGCTCGATATATTCCACATCCACCGACGCGCCAAGATTCGGGTTTGTGATGTAAAAGTTTTTCTTGTCGCGGTAACTCTTGTCCTTGAGCATCGCGGCGGGGTGCTCGTACAGAACCGGCAGGAATCGCTTATCCTGAATCAGTCCATCGCGCACGCCGCGCGCATACATCAATTTCTTGCGGAACACGCCAGCAGGGGGAGCGTCTGACTGCGTTGTCAGGTACACGCAAAAACCTTCCTGCCGCGAAGCAAGCCCACCAGTCGCCTCAAGCAACATGCTTTCGGCGTTCGCCTGCTTGCCGAATAAATGCAGCTCATCCAGCAGAAGCCCGGTGAATTTCTTTCCGCCTACGGTCTCATTCTCTGCCGCGATGACTTTCAGAGCCGCGCCGTTTCCCCGGTGCGTAATAGTCCGTATGTGGTCCTGCACCAAAAACAGGTCGGACAGTTCTTCATCCTTACGCACCATATCCCGCGCCGGGAAGAATGAATTATTGGCGACTTCAATCGTCGGGGCCAAAATCCCAAACTCGGCCGACTCGCGCCAGTTACGGATTAGCGCGGTCATCATGATTCCAGCCGCTAGCCCGGACTTGAAATTCTTTTTTGAAACGCTCAGCAGGTATTCAGTTATCAGCCGCCGCCCTACTTCCGAATCGTAGGAGCCGAACAATGCGCCCACAAAATCGAATATCCACGGTCGGCAGGCTTCGCCCATCGTCGGACTGCCAGGCGCGTCAACAATCCGCAGCGCCTTGAAAACGGCTAGGGCAGATTCAGCCTCGGCAGGGAACAGCGGGGCGAAGGGGATTAGGGATTCGCCTGCAACTATCCGGTGTTCCCAATTTTTGCAGCTTGTTGACCATTCCATGTTGCGTTGCAGCGCCTAGCGAAGTGCCAA